GACGGGATAGCGTGCTGATTCAAATCTTGTGCCAGCTGATCGATAATCAGCCTTTTCATCTTCGACGTAGTCAGAAACCCGAAGCGCTTCTGTGGGGCGCGGTATGCATCATCGCCCTTCTCTTTCGCGTAGTTAGACACGTGGATTAATTCCTGTGGGTATTCCTCAGTAGTGATTAGCCTCTCCAGTGTAGCTACCCCATGGTTATTAGCCTCGACGACGATATACGCATTCGTGTACCTACGACCGATAATCGCTAGTATACTGCCAAATTCCGCGTGCTCTATATGACCGTGCCATTCTGCCACCAATTCCTCTGTGATAGAGTCGAAAATCTTCGCACACGAGTAATCCCCGTGCTCCAAACCCTCCGCTACGTCGGCTGCGATGATGTACGAGTTTCCGGGGTAAAATCGTCGGTAGAACGACATATTCCCGTCATCCCGCTTTTCCACACGCCCAGTGCTGTCTATATTTCCACGTACGATGCATTTAGCCTGCCCGTTTTCCTCGTACCACCTTAGTGCGTCCTGAGCGAAACGCTGCGCACTAGAGCCCATCAGTGCCTCCTCTACAGTGCGCGGGTACTCCCTATTGAGCGTGTCCCTATCCCCTCCCAGCTCCAACAGTTTCCGTTCCCTTGCTGCATCGTCGAACCCTGGCTGATCGTGGCAAGAGAAGAAGAAGAGTCGGAATATGCTAGCCTGTTTTTTCGCGTCTAGAATCAGTCGTTTAAACGTCGTTGCGTTCGGTTTATTTGTGCCCAACACTATCGCCTGTCCACCAGTCTGTGAGAGCGTCGGTATCATCGCAGCGAGGATCTCCTGGAGGTCTACACAGTCGCTACCGTTCATCTCTCCAGCCTCATCTATAATCGCGCGGTGATACGAGAATGACCTGCCGCCTTTCGTGCTGTGTGCGTGTATCTCAGACCCGTTGGGGAACGATATTTTCGTCACCCCAGCCTCACATGCAAATAGAGATCGTGTCTCCAATGGTGAGCGTGCGAGTGTGCGCTTTATTTTCGCCAATGCTTCCACACTAGCCTCCTCCGACTTCGACACCCAGCCAGCCAGATAGCCTGGTATCAGCGATGCCTGGATGAACGTGTCTAGCGCTATCATCGTCGTAAATCCCATCTGCCGTGCTTTTAGCACTGCGAGGTACTGGTACACGTGCAGATAGTCCCGTATAAACGTTTTCTGGCTCTCCCAGAGCTGTAGCGGGCCTGCCTCTCCACCACCAAGGGGCGGTACATGGAACATCGAAAACAGAGGCATAGTCTCGAAAACACGCATGCATCACCTCAGCTCTACAGAGCCTAGAACGCCCCTTAGGGAGTCCATTATGAGCGTTATTTTCGTCTCCCCGCTCTCGCTAGCCAGCTTAGCATCGTATGCTAGCTGTGCTGCCAACTTAACCGCTTTTAGGCGTATATCGTGATCCGGGATCTCTAGCACTCCGGTACTCCGGCTATGAAACATTTTCGTCGCATGCATCGCGTCCGCTATCGCTGTAGCTATCTGCTCAGCACTGCATCTATCTGCTATCGCTGCTCTCAGCGACTCGTTAGCGACACGCACATCTACAGTAGTATCATTCTCTGTCAGTGCGGGTACAGAAAGCTTCTTGAACGTGTTATTCACATGTTTTGTGCCCATTGCCTATAGTTATCCACAGGTTTATGCACATAGTCAAGCCTATTTATCCACAACGTTATCCACACGCTTATCCACATCATCCACAGGTTATCCACACCTCATATCGCGATATAACAGAAAATATCCATTTGACAGTTTTCCCATCTTTTCGGCTACCATAATTTCGATGGTTCCAGCTCGCGTGAGTGCATAACGTTCTATGCACGGTCTCGCTAGAGCACTACAGCATCGCAGACACAGAGAGACTCGCTAGACATGTACGTATGCTATCCCCCATATCCCCCAGCTGTTTCGCGTGAGTGGCGTGGCGAGGTGATGATTACATATCTGTCTCACATCTCTCACATCTCTCACAGCTCATCACACACAGACGCACAGACACGTTTAATCGCGTCTCTCTAGCGATAGTTTCACGTGTGCGACTAGTCTATAGCCCGCACGCGCTAATCGTCTGTCTAGACACTGTTTCGACATTCCTAGCGAGTCTGCTAGCTCTGTCAGCGACTCGCATTTATCGATATATTTCGATATATCTATTTTGAATTTTTCGAAATCTATTTTTTCCATTTTTTCAGCCTCATTTTTGATTTTTGAGCTCAGTTTAGCACATATGCGTTTGCGTTGACAGTGTAAAAAATACTTGTTGACAATGTAAACATGTCGATGTATAATGTGTTCATCGAGCTCGAAACGGCATTGAGTACGGGCAGACGGCTTGATGATTCAGTTTTATAATTTATAATTAGGAGGATTTGATATGGAAATACGCAAACGCTCTGAATTCAGCACTGTAGATGACATGCAGGGATTTTACGTGTACCAAAAGGGGGACGTCATCGGCGAGACGCCAGAAGGTTTTAATTTGTCAATGTTAATTGACATGGTAAATAGTCTTGATGATGAGCACGTTTTGGTGATCCCCGCAAAATGAGCGCGGGGAGAAACAAAAACTCAAAAACGAGGGGGAGAAAAAAACAGAGAAAACAGGCGCGTATACGTAGATCGGAGAAAAAATCCAATCTGCGAAAACGTAGGAAGGAAAAACGTCGGAAACGCGTCTATCTATTAAATAGATGATTCAGTTTTAACACTACCGCAATCAGCGGATTAGAAACGGGAGATGTAAAATGGTAAACACGAAGCTGGCTAAAAATAAAAACTGGGAAATCGGTGCAGTAGTGAAAATTGGTTTCATGACGCTTCGTGTGGTCTCCGTAGAGGTCATCAAGGACGGTCTCCCAGACATCTATCATCTGGAGAGCCTGGATGGCAGCAAACGCTATGAATTCATCCCCCACAATGGGTTGCGTCGCATAGAAAAAAGTCGCGACACGTGGCGGGACTAGCCCCCTACGGGGCCTACCACGCACACAATCAGTGCGTGGTAACTAAGTAGGGAGGAAATAAAATGGAATATTGGCTCGCTGAGAATTACTGCTACGACGGACGGAGCGTCGGTTACGCCCTCGTCTGGAGACAGGCGAATGCGCCTCTCGTTGGGACGGTCATCCCCGGCTCCGGGGGTCTCTCGCGAACCACCAAACACGCGGGCATATATTTAGAGTCCGCCTCGGATGGCGGATATAAATATATGGGGCCGACTCTGAGCCGCGAGGATAGGGAATTTCTCATTCAGTGTCGCGGGTTCTCAGAGGAGTCACTATCACGCGCTGAGAATTCAGCACGTGAGATGGCTGGCGAGGCTCTCCCGAGACTAATAGCCGCGCATGAGAAACGCACCGCACGTGAGAGAGAGCGTCGCATACGCGCCAGAGGCGCGCGTTATTTTTGGGAGGATTAACATGAAAAACTTTGAATGGACCCAGGAATTAAAAAAAGACCTTGCCGAGGCATATCTCTCGGCGCTCGGTGGTGTTCAGGTGCGACCCGGATCATTCCTCGCTCTGTACGCTAGGTACACAGACCAGAGGCGTGAGGAGGTAGACTCGTTTTTCGTCTCCACGTCCGGATATTACGACACGTCCCGAGACATCGGTGAGCTGGAGATCATAGACGCCTGCTCATTTGGCGACGGGTGGGACGATGTCCCGGAACCAGAGAGGGTCTCTACGATGTTGGAATGCCTTGAGTCATGGCGCACATTCGACAGAATCGTGGAAATATTATCGGAATTATAGCCCCCTACGGGGCCTTTATTCCCGAAATTACCGGGGATGAAACTAAGTAGGGAGGAATAGAAATGGGCAATGTAGAGCGTGTATATCGTATCGGTGGTTGGCCAGGGGTTGGGGTGCACCATCTGGTGGAAAGAACATATTTTGGGATTCGTGACTGGCCTTGGGATATTCCCTACGCACCGTATTTACCGCCACACGTGTTTTTTTTCGACACGTGCACAAAAATAAAAACAGAATGGGAGGTGACGGAGGAGGAGGATGAGGCAACAGAGGTAGCGCGACTTGAAAAAGGTGGCAGTACGTATACGACCGTTACCATCCTCAGAAAACGATATACCCCGCATTTTTGCAAGCTCGACGTGCTCAGGGAATTCATGAGCCGCTGGCACGGCAATCATTATAGAATAGGTTACTGGTCTCTTTATTCCCTGCATACCGGGGGAAAGGGGCCCGCCATAGCGTGGGTCCTGGAGTATAGAGAATACGACAAAAACGACGGAAAACACGAATACTGGAGGCTCTGTAGAAATGGAGATGTAGAACGCCGGGTATACGGAAGCCCCGGCTATCCCGGGTTTACATATACAGACCCAAATAGATTTGAAAAATCTCTCCCTAGTTTTTTTAGGGGGATTACGTTTGATGATATTGATAAATACCATCTGAAAAAATGTTGTTGATGTAGAGGAGGAATAAAAAATGAAACTATCATTTAGAGACTATAAAAACGCCTGCTTGGAAACGCCATCGGTGCACAACCCATGCATGTTTTGGAACAGGGACGAGGGGTTCTACATTGGAAGCGGACTGATACCAAATGGAGACCTGATTATACATCGCCATTTGGGGTCAGTAGATGGCTCCAGATTTGAGTATAAATTCATTGGCCCGGTTATACGAACGGCTATCAGAAAAAAAGTAAATTTAACCTCACGGGATATTAGAGACGTTGGAGACCTATTGGTAGAGCTAAAACATAGAGGGTTGTTCGACTGGTGTTACCCGTTTGAAGAAAGCGGCTATGGATATGGATATTGAATTCAGGGAAAAGTGTATTGCGAGGGTGATGAGACATCGGAAAAAAAATGGCAAACAGTCTCTTTTTTCCGTAGCAGGGCGCCACCCACTATCAAAAACAAAAAAAAACAAACGGGGTATGCTAGAAACCATGCTCATGTCTGCCATTCAGCACGATGTGAGCTCTGATGAGTTTTGGGACGGTGTAGAGCGTCTCGCCATTCACACGCGTGACGCCGGCGGATGTTTTTCTGACTCATTTTTTTCCGAAGTTATGGATGGCAGTTTTTTAGAAATTTACCTTGCAGCTCAAGAGGAGCAACAAAAAAGGAGATAAAAAAATGAAAAATAAATACAGCCCGATCACAGATGTTAACGCAGTAGAAACAGCCGCCCCCTGGTTGAAATTGGCAGTGTTAAAAAACGCTCACATAAAAACAACCGACGGCGGCGAGATTGTTTTTGTCTCAGGCACGTGGAAATCCGGCACTTGGGAGGATGGCACTTGGGAAAACGGCACGTGGAAAAACGGCACTTGGGAAAACGGCACGTGGAAAAACGGCACTTGGGAGGACGGCTGGATACAGACAGGCCGGTGCAGGTGGCTTGTCTTTTACAACTCGAAAGAAAAATTGGTGAGGGTAGGATGCAAGCAAAAAACGATTCAGGAATGGGATGCATTTTTTGCATCTGAGGAAACGTACGAAACCCCAAGGGGGACAGACCGTTTTGATCGGATAGAAAAAACATATCGCCTGGCCAAAATGGCGGTTGAAATGGAATCGGCAGAAATAGAAAAGAGGACTGGAGAGAACAATGTTTAGCCCAACGCCACAGCCCGGCTGGGTAAAAAAATACACTACAAACCCCAAAAAATTCATAGGCTGGGGCCCGCCTGTGAAAAAACAACCATCGGGATTCTCCAGAAAGAAAGGAGAGTTGCTGTACAAATTCATAGACGTTGCGCGGTTCCTGGAGAAGCGCGGATGGTCATTGTGGGTGTTTCCAGATTCGGAAAAACGACCCAGGAAACCAACGCCGATTGAGCTCATGGCCCCCATATTTGCAAACGAAACAATAATGATATCCTGCCAAAATGGGCACTATATGCGCCGTCGCGTAGACCACACAATGGAGGGTAGGTGCTGCCTGAAATGCCCCGGCCACATGACTGGGAAATACAAGGAAAGCTTGGTCGATCTACAGGTTTATGCTGCTAAAAACGGCGGCAAATGTCTTTCTGATAGCTACCATGGCGTAAGGGGGCGGTATGATTGGGAGTGTGCATACGGGCATAAATGGGACACTATCTGGCATTCCATGAAAAAGTCTAACAGCTGGTGCCCACGGTGTGCGGATAGGATTAACGGAGAGAATAGGAGAAAGGCGAGATAGTTTTTCTACTCTTTTCGTTTAATTGCGCACCCGGTGGGACTCGAACCCACAACACTGGAATAAATTAGGAACCAGGCTCTAACCTATTGGAGCTACGTGTGCGCATTTGAATGCTATCACGATTTTTATTAGACCGGAATACCAAATTAATACCAAATTAATACCAAATTAATACCAAATTAATTATTGACAATTCAGAGTGTGGAGGGCTATAATGTCAGTTATGAGATTAAAAATAAAAACAGAGTTTTTGAATGCGTGGCTGGCCAAGAACCTTCTCAGTCAAACTGAATTGGCCCGCATAGCTGGCGTTCATCCCAACTGGATTACACTTGCAAAAAATCCAACTTCACCAGTTTTCTGTGGAAGGAAAAACGCAATCAAAATGCTCAATGCTATGGGAATGTCTCTAGAGGAAAGATGTGTGCTTTTTTACGATGTGTAGCTTACGTATGAATGACAGCGGGAATGGTTCTCTCCCACTTTCCACCCCGCTGTCACTCATGCGCAAGCAGAGTTTAGAGAGAGGAGTTTGTTTCGTGAAAATCTTGGCCGTCTTTGTTGGTGTAGTTGTGGCGATAGCGGTCATTTTTGGGCTGCTATGTGTTGCTACGGCAGAGGATGAGTAGTTACCCACCCGGCTGCGAACCGGGTGAGAATGGGAGATTGTGTATGAATACTGTAATGACCGGATTTGATCTTGTCCAGGGGAGTAGAAAAGGCATCGAGGTTTTGGTACCACGCGTCACGCGGGTATCTTCTGGCTCATGTGAGTTTTGGAATGCCGTCCCGGATTCTTGGCAGAATAAATCATTTGAGGGGATGGACGAGCACCTAAAGCCCTTGTTTGCCGCGCTAAATAAAGGCGGTCTCACGCCCAAAAAACGGCAGTCTATTTGCCGACGCATTTTGGGTCTCCTGTGATTCCCGTGCATTGTCCAGAGTGCGGGTACAGGTCACATGGCGAGGAAGACATGGGCATGCCATGGGTATGCGATGATTGCCTTCCTGCCAGGTCGAGCGTGCGTTGGTTTGATGATGTAGAGGAGGATTGGTTTAGGGGCGATCGGTAGTGGCAGATTGAATTAAAAAACAGGAGTTTAGCAATGAATATTGATGAGTTATTTGAAGCTGGGTTTAATTTTAACAAGGTCTCTAAAAATGAGATCATTAAATGCATCCAGAATGGTCGATATCAGTACAAAAAAATCAAGCAGGACGTGGAAGAAATCAAAGCCGAAAAGAAGCAGGTTGAGAAGGATATAGTATTCGCTCAGGAATTCATGACGGGCTTTCTTGGATTAGCACCGGAAAATGAGTACGGTAGTAAAAAATACAAACCCCTTGTTGAGCTTCTTGGCATGGCTGTGGCCAGGATTGACAAATGAGCGGTAGTGGCAGTGGCAGATTTTTTTATTATGCAGATGGAGAGCCTTTACAGGATGCGTCTCCACTTTTTAAACCTGGGGAAACATATTCAAATCTTGATTTAGTGGATAGCGTAGACAGCTCCTCTCTTATAGAGGAGATAAAAAAAATAGAGGAGATAAAAAAAATAGAGGAGATAAAAAGAAATCAGAGAGGAAATTAGCAAATGAACGATGACCCAGAATATGAGCTTGCACTACTTATGGACATCATAAAAAGAGAGGATATTTTAGATGATGACGCAGACATGCCAACTTGACATTGAGGATGATGTTCCAGATTTAAACGATGTTGATGTGGCTGAATTACCGCAGCCACAGGACGTATCTTTTTTTCGTCGGTATCTCTTAGCGCTTCGGCGCATGGAGTCGGAGATAGAGCAGATTAAGACCCTCAGGGATTCTATCTCCGAGAAGTACGACTTTGTGATTGATAAGAAAAAGGAAAAGGCGGAGAGGTTTAAACTGTTTTTAAAGGAGGCTTTGGTAAACAGCGAGAGCCTCGTGACAAAGACCGGTGGTTTTAAGGTGGAAATTCCCGACGTTGGGACATTCTCAGCTACAAAACAATCCCCGGATTATTCGCCTGGAGAGGATTTCATGTCTGATGAGGCGTTTATGATTACGCCTCCACCTAAATTCTCAAGAGAAAAATTTGAGGATTATTTAAAGAAAAAACTAGAAGCAAAGGAGTTTATTCTAGAGGGTAACAAAATCATCAACACGGTTACTGGCGAGATAGTTGATGGTGTTAAAGTGTCGTTTTCTCGCCGGTTTACGTTTCCGAAAGGATAAACAGATAATGTTTAATAAAGCAGAAAAATCGCAGTCAAAATTGAGGCTGGCTATATTTGGCCCGTCTGGTTCTGGAAAAACATATACCAGCCTATCTATTGCAACGGGAATCATTGGGAGAGTTGGCGGTAAAATCGCAGTCATAGATACCGAACGTGGCTCAGCGTCTAAATATGCAGATAGGTTTGATTTTGACGTTGCGGAATTAACGGACACATCTATAGACGGTTATTGCAGATTCATTGATTACGCGTCTGGAAAATACAGCGTGTTGATAATTGACTCAATTAGCCATGCTTGGCAAGAACTGATTGAGATGGTAGATAAATTGGCATTTAGCAAATACAAGGGGAACTCCTGGTCTGCTTGGTCCGAGGGTACTCCGCTTCAAAAGAGGTTTTTAAGATCTCTTCTATCATTTGATGGACACATAATCGCAACAATCCGCTCTAAAACAGAGTGGACGGTATCTAGCGATGGTGGAAAGAGTCGCCCAATGCGTGTTGGATTGGCTCCAGAGCAAGGGAAAGGCATTGAATATGAATTTGATATGCTCATGGAGATTACGCCAGAGCACTATGTGACATTCATAAAGGACCGGACTGGAAAGTATCAAGACAAAATCATTGATAAACCAACCCATGAAATGGGTGAGTCACTGGCTGATTGGTTGAGTTCTGGCGCTGCGAAAAAACAAATTGTAGCTCCAGAGCAGGTGTTAGATTCAGAGCTAGACAAAAAAATAGCCGCTGCAAACATAGTTACTATTGACGTATCACCAAGAAAGGCCGCTGCACCGTCAGGTGTATATGTCTTCCAGAATGGGATCTATAAGGGGTTCGCTGTGACTGAGATCACGGATATCACGTATCTCAACACGGTCATCAACAACCCAAAGGTGACTGAAGATATCAGTCGCCAATGCTTTGAACAAATTGAAAAACTAACAGCAGTTAAAGAAGGAGAATAAAATGTTACATTTTGAAAATCGTACGTATGAGGACCGCCCCGTTATTAACCACCCAATACAAAACCAGGTGTTTGTAATAAAGGAGGTGGCGCTTTCGGAAAACCTAGATATCGTTGCAGAGGTAAGCTCTGGAATGTATAGAGGCGCAAGAATGCGTCAGCGTTTTTTCAGGGACCGTGAAAACCAAAATGATTGGTCCAAGTTTTTAAAATTTTTCCTAACCCTATTCCACGACATGTACGAAGAGGTTGACGGTAAAAAGGTTTTAAAATCACCAATAAACGAAAAATCATTGGTTGGAAAAAAGTTTGTCGCTGATGTGGTGGAACAAACAAAAGAAATGTCAGGAAAAACGTTTATGAACCTGGCTAATTTCAGGAGTGAGGATTTTGAAATTTTCCAAGATCTGTCCCCATCTGATTTAGATGCACAAGAATCTGACGATGTTCCGTTTTAATGCCTATATACATGTCCATTACACGCATAAAGCCACGCTTTAGAGTGCCTGTTATGTTTTATGTGATGAAGTTTAATGGCAGTAAGGTAACGACCACTCACGGTCTGAATTAAGGAGTTATTATGGCTAATAAAATAGAGGCGAATTGCGATATCTGCAAAAAACCATTCAAGGCAAAGGCGTCTGAGAGAAACCGAGGTTGGGCTAGATGCTGTAGCCTATCATGCGCGGCTAAACATAGAGCTAAAAAAAGAAAAGAAGATCTCACTGAGAAGAAAGAAGGGCTTTCAAAATGAAACAGACATCAACTAGATCTCGCATTCTAGCCTTATCTATATCAGCTACAACGGGCCCTACACGGGCCACGCGGTCTGTGTCTTTTCAAATGTTCGCGATGTCGTTCTTATTGGTTTTAGCTGTTTTGGTTTTGAGGTAGCTCTATGAGTTGGATACCGATTGATCATGCAACGCCAGAAAAGCCAGAGGTGCTCAAATTAGCGCGGATTCTAGGCGTTTCTACAGACGATGTAATTGGAAAACTTATCCGGTTTTGGATATGGGTTGATAAGAATTCTGTAGACGGTGTTGTAGACGCTGTAGACGCTGATGTAGACGTCTACATGCGTCTACATGGATTTGCAAAAGCACTTGAAAATGCTGGCTGGCTCATTATCGACAACGAAAATGAGAAAATCACGGTTCCAAACTTTGAAGAGCGTTCTGGAAAGACAGAAAAAGCCCGCAGCCTCAAAACACAGCGACAAGCGCGCTATAGAGCGCAAAAACGTCTACAATTAGCGTCTACAGAGCGTCTACATGTAGACGCTTGTGTAGACGCTTGTGTAGACGCTGTAGACGCGTCTACAGCGTCTACGATAGCGTCGCTCCCTCTTTTAAGAGAAGAGAAGAGAAGAGAAGAACAAAAAAAGCAGCAAGCTGCTACAAAAAGTACAGCCGCCGCTTTTTTTGAAAATTCAGAGCAAGGCCCAACAACCGGGAATACGGGCTGGATTCCTATCCCGCAGTCAGTCGAAATCCTGATTGGTCGCGTTGTCGACACCCGCAGGAAGCTTGGAACGCTGATAAAAAACGAGTATAGCTTGCGTGGCTATCTACGTGATTGTTGGAGAAAGGACAACGAGGAGGTATCCCGATGGGAGGACGAATGCCAAGCTGGAGAGCTGGAGATTCAGCGACGTGAGAAGAGCGCCATTGAGGAAAAACGTGTTGCGGATCGGAAAGCGTCCGACATCGCAGAGGGCGATGAGGTGCGAGTTCGGTACCAGTCCGTGTTGCGTGAGTACGATTCACTGACCATTGACCGCAGAAAGTCCGTTCTAATCGAGGCTAAACGACTGGCTGGATCGGAAAATGGACCCGACACGCCGTGGATTTACGCCCCGTTTATCGACGAGGTTATGAGGTCAGTAGCGTGATTTGGCTTTATTGTTTGATATAGAGCTCTATTTTTTGATAACAGCTATCACCAATCGAAAGGGTATATAAAATTTGATTTGCTTAGAATTTTTCGGCAAATGGCGGTGTTTTAATTTTCATCCATTGGCAATTGTTTACAAAAAAACTTGGAGATAACAAAAAAAATGAAAAAACAGAAAAATGCTATGGCCCCTGTTCGTCCGGTTGGACCAACTGCAAACACGTGTCAGGTTAGGGATTGTTTTGGAAATGTGACTGGTATTTTATCGCCGATGAAGCATAAGTCCGAAGGTGGGGAATCTCGGCCATTTAACGCTATATGCCAGCGATGTGGCCAGAAGTATTGGAGAGTGTAAAAAATGCCTTATGATTTGATCTATTTTGTGTGCTGCATTATGAGTTTCCTTGCTGGAGTTTTTATTAACGTTTACATTTTTAATCTTTATTTAAACGAAAAGAGAAAAAATAAAACTCACAATTGTGCTTGCTATAAGTTTGACAGGAGACTTTTAGAAAAATACGGATGTCAGTTTAGAGGGAAAAAAGAATGATTGAAATTATTCGCACTTTAATGTCTCTGTTACCTCTTGTGTGTTTAGGGGTATTGATGCATCTTTACTTGGAAGAAAAAGATAGAGCGAACAAAGAATACAGAATTGGGTATCGGTCTGGTGCACGGGATTTGGCAAGCGCGATTTTGACGCTACGCAAAGAGTGCGATGAGGATTCATCAAATGATAAAAAAGAACTGTAAAAAGCCATTGCGAATACCTCGCGTAGATGAATCACATACCGCGATGAACTACATCAGAATGCTGGCGCCTGGGTTGCTCAATGGCATGTGGCAGGAATACCGGTTTTGCGCTGTTATCGTTGGTGATGGGCCTGGTGTTAGAAAACGACTCAAAGATGCCGGATTGCGTGATTGGCGTTTTGATTTCGCGTGGCCGGATTCAAAAAAAGCTCTAGAGATCGACGGCGGCCAGTGGATGGCCGGTGGTGGTAGGCATAACACGGATGGCGATAGAGAGAAGCTAAACACCGCAGCGCGTATTGGGTGGGCGGTAATGAGGATTTCTGTATCAGAGATGAAGCGGGACCCGGCAAAATTTGTTGATAATGTTAGGTTTTTTATACAAGGGACAAAAAAATGAATTTTATATTTGAACAATCGTTTTTAAAAACACTGGATTGCGGGCTAATTAAGGCATCTTTTCTGGATGTTTTGCGCTGGAATAAACATGTTGGATTGTTTGTGATTCGTTTCATCGAAACGCTTCCAGAGCCGAGCTACACTATTGATATAAAAGTGCACATGCTGATGCCCGGCCAATTCCCATGCATACCTGGGTGGCATTTGGATCTAGTCCCTAGAGGTTCTGACGGGAAACAGATGATGGATCGCATAGATGCCTCTCAAAAAATGTATCTGCTTGTCTCTGGACCACCTATAACAGAATTTAGAGATGGAAGGAAAATTGTTCCGGGTGAATTCACTGAATTTACGCAATTGGACGAGCACCGAGGGACTGTATCAACAGAGCATTGCTGGCGTATGTTTATAAGAATTGCGCCTAGTTCGATTTATCCAAAAAATGAACCCGAAATGACGAGCCGTCGACACTGCCAGGTATATCTAGATGCGGAGACATTCAAATGGTAACGATGAAATGGAGACCAATTGAAACTGCACCGAAAGATGGGACAGAGGTACTGATTTTTACTACAAACTACGGAATGATCCAGGGACGATACAATGATTTATATTATAGTCCGGGCGCATGGGTGTGTGGCGAAGGAAAAATAAAATGAAGGTTGAAAAAATAAACATAACCGCAAGCACAAGCGGTTATGAGGGATACCTCGATATCAAAAACGAAACAGATGAGTTTCGTGTTGAGGTCAGTCAAAACCAGATTTGTGAATTCGTGAACTTTGAGATAGCGAAAGATATCGCTGAAAAAATTGCGATTATGTATCTAGGCATGATTTGCGAAAAGGAAAACCAAAATGAAGTTTAAAAATACAAATAGCCTCAGCGAATTTGAAAAGGTACTTGCCCTTACTATTGCAGTCTTTATTTTAATGCAGTCCTTCGCCCTATGGGTATGGGTAGGGAAAACGATGGGTGTGCTGCAAGCTATCTGTTTTGGTATTCCGACATGTTTGGCGGCTTTATTCTTTATGTTCAGGGAGAAGCAAAATGAAAAATAATATCGCAATAGCCTGTTCCCCTGTCAGTGGTCGCATTTATGCGGGTGTGCCAATGAAACCCGGGTTGTTTGGAAAAAACAAACAAGATGTGACGGATATCTGCATTTATGCCGTCACTGAATATGTTAAAAATACAGGCTCTCTACTGGTAGCAATTAATGGTGAGAAATTTGTGCTTTCTGTTTCACCTAGAGAAAAGAAAGAAAAAAATGAAAACTGAAAATAGATATCTATTCAGGGGTATATCGAAAGAAACCGGCGATTGGGTGTATGGTGGCATCTGCTACCAGGGAGATACCCCGTTCATCACTGTAGAAAACTCTATCAGAACCGTTCTAAATCTTTCGTATCGCACGCAAACCGAAACACGGGACATGGTAGATGCTCACGAGATCATCCCAGAAACGTTGGGTCAATGGATTGGACTCACAGATAAAGATGGTAAAAAAATCTTCGAGTGGGACATCTTGCACTACTGGCCATATGATGAGGGCCATAGGGATAAGTGGACAATGGGAGTTAAGCTTATTGTCAAATGGTCCAAAACCGCGGCTGCTTTTGTATACGAAAGAGACACGATTGGACCAGAGTCTCTATATGAGATGACACCGGATAATCACTATCAATCTCAAACAGAGATTGCAGGCTCAATCCACGACCGCCTCTTAAAGGTGTCGAATTCGACAGGTTTGGAGGGTGAGGTATGAATTTTGAGCGTTTACACATATACAGGCTCTTCGATGGATCGCACAACGGGACCATAGACATAAAAGGAGAGCATGGGAAAATCGAGCTAAATCTAACCGAAGACCAAATCCGAAGTTTGATTAATATTGTTTCAGAATCTCTCGTCGCTGCTGCAAAAGAAGTAGCTGAAAAATTAACCGAAGAATGCATAACGATTAAATCTTCAAAAGAAGAATGCGTAATGATTGAATATGCAGAAGAAAAAAACTACAAAATAAAAAAGAGAAAGAGGTCGAATTCGACCGGTTTGGAGATGGGGTTATGAGCTCAATATTTTTCCACTCCCCTTATTCAAAGGGGGTTAGACTTTCTGGATCAGAGCGTGCATACATGGAAATCCTAGTTTCCAGCGTATCAATGGGTTCTATTTATTACAACGAGTCATTTTTCGATCATTGGATATTGAAGGTATATCCCCCAGAACGAGGTAAACGCTATGAAGACGTCCGAATATGGTTAACTGGCCCATTGGGCCTTAACATTAATATAGACGGGGAGCTCTATGATAAGTGGCACCTATCTCTAAACACTGCTATTGCTATTGGTTCTGATGTCATTGTGCTTATGGCTCGCCTACACGGGCAATGTGAGGTCCATTGCTACGTTGAGGGGCACAACAGAAAATGGCTGGCAAAAATAATTCGTGATGGCCTGGAACAAAACTTGCTCAGAGAAGGGAGGTGTTGGGAGTCCGTTATTGAATTTCTGGAAAGAAGCAATAAGCACCCGGTTGTGTGCTCTTATTCTGTCTGCGACAGTTTCCCAGGCAACAGGACATGGAAAGAGGGCCTTGAAGACATACGGTCTCCTTCTTGCGGCCTTGAGCTATGTCCTGAGAGTTTTAGAGATATCAGATACGGTCACGGGCTGACTTATTTTGATCTTAAAAAAATAGTACTTGAAAAAAACAATATGAAAATGGTTGATTCAAACGGATTTGGGATTGATACAAGATGAAATACCACCACAAAGTAACAATAAGAGGCGCAGCAATGCGCCTCAAAAACAAATGGCCAAGACTATCCAACCGACTAATGATGCTCCTGGATGATCCAGATCTATGCGCCCACCAGTTCCGTGTATCGGAGATCGGGGATAGGCGAGAGGACGGAAAGACAGAATGGGCCTGCTGCAAATGCCACCAGGTTTCTCTGGTTCAGCATCCCATGTCTGCGCCAGGTGAAATCGTGTTTGATGTTTTTGAGAAGATTGGAGTAAAGCTTGTATGACCGACATGATAAACCACCCGCCACACTATACAGATGGTGGGATTGAGGTTATTGATATTCTAAAGGCCAAGTTGCCACCAGAGCAGTTAAAGGGGTTTTTGAAAGGGAATGTTTTAAAATATTTGTTTCGAGCAGGAAAAAAGGTTGATGAGAACGAAGACATCCAAAAAGCGCTTTGGTACATGGAGGAGCTATCTATGTTGTGCAATTGTTTGGATGATTAAGTAAAATCGTATTTAATATTTTTGAGAAGATTGGAGTGAAACTATGATTGATGCTATTGAACATAACGATAGTTTTGATGACATTAGGGAGAGGAAACAACATATTGATGATATAAAAGACATGGCAAATAATCTATTAGCCAGAGCGCATGAGTTCTCAAGTGTCATTGTGATAACCGTTAAAAGAACACATGAAGGTTCTGACATGCGTCGTAGTTATTCAGGCCCATATTTCGAATGTATCGGTGCGTTACGATCCTCGGAACAAGTAATGTTGTCGGAAGCGGAGTGATATGCATACATCACAGTGGCACCAAGTTTGTAAAGATATGGGAGTAAGTGAATGATACTCAAAGAATACCTTAAAACACATAACATGCGGTTATTTATATCTGAAGAAAGCAAGAGAGCGCTTCATCCTTTTTCTAATGTATTTTGCGTGAAGGGCGAAATCCACCTTCAAAGAACAGCACCGGCAAATAAAAAACCATGGGAGCCAACCGATATGGCCCTTGGTGATGTCTGGACATTCATTATGCCATGTTTTTTTGACATAGTGGAAAGCTATAAAAAAGATGCCGCAAGAGACATTCAAATTGTGTCTATTCTGAAATTTGATCTTTATCACCAAATAATCTGCGAAGACCACGAAGATGCGCTTGATTATGCATATTCTAAAAGGCTGTGGTTCAATTCTCTTAATCTTGATACCGTTGCCAAAATACGGGAATTATTTGCTATCTATAAGGAAATAAAAAAGAATGCAGAGGCTTTTTTTACAATACAGGAGATTGTAGACCTTGATAAGCTGACACATTCTTGATTCAAAAAACAACATAGTGTAAATTAATAATGCACCGGCGGCGTGGAAGGACACGCTAGGAATTAACGGCTGCCAGCTAGGCCACCTTAGACAGTTCGAGTCTGTTGAATGAACGGATTGCGGCGAGACTACCACGGCCAGTATGAGTCTGGGAAATTCCTAAGACCCGGAATCAAGCCCGGGACGGTGCGAACAAAATTGTGCTAGGCAACACAAGTCTCAAGCACGTAGGGTTTAACTCCCACCAAATCCCAAAGCCTGTCGCCAGGGCGTTCACTGAAATGTGGACTAGGGATGCCTGTGGAATGGGTGCTTGAGATTTAAAAGCTATGGGAAAAGAACCATAAGGGCAAGCATTAACGCCAATAAACAACACCAAAATATGGTTGCCTCATCCATCTACCCACTCGCCACCTTCTCCCCAGTCGTCTTTTGTATAAAGATTCATGGATTATATGTCCCCTCAACTTCTCTGCTCTGCCGATCCAAAGTTCTTTGGTTGAGCCAATGTAGGGCCTCTTTTAGTTTTGTAACTGCCATCTCGTTTTCACGGCAGGAAAATTTTCCATCTTGAAACCTGCACAGTCTGTCAATCACGATGGCCAGTAGATCCTCATGGTGAACACCATTAATTCCGTATAATGGAACCGGCCCGTCTTGGAAAGACACATCGCCCAACTCAAAAGAGCCTGTCGTATCCATGATTTTGTATCGGTGAGGTACGCCGGACTCGTGATAAGGGTCATAGAGTATCTTAGTAAAACGATCCGTCCCTATATGCAGTTTTTTAAACTCAACATTTTCCATTTTAACTCTCCTAAAACCTAAAATTAATACCAGCTGCTACCCCAAAATTAAACTTATAATCAGACGTTCCAAATAAACCTGCATGGATAGGGCCCCATATTAGCTTTGTTGCCCCAATTCCAAATCTATAATCATTAGCAACGGCCTCAATAGATAATTCTCCGAAAGAGGCCACTGGCACAAACGCCGCCACTTGCCCACCATTTTCTGTAATCAGCAACCCCGGGTGAACCGGTATACCTGTTATTTCTCCGATAACGCCAATGGTTGAGGCTGTCCTATCACCATTTTTTTTTCTACCTTAAGCTTCTGTAATGATGCTTCTATGGCATACCTTAGCGTATCTGAGCCAACGGAAAGCCCTCTTTCCTTTGCCATTGAAAATCCAGCTGTAAGGGCAATACCAACTGCCTCCTTTGCCTCTTCGGTGGTCAGCCTTCCATCTTCTCGTGCCTTCTTGATTTGCTCTGCAAATACCTGCTCGGTGTAACGAACGGCTGTCTCTGCAATGTCTAGAACTTCAGCGCGAATAAGTGCTGATTTCTGGCTTGTTACCATTTGATTCACTAATGCATTACGACTGCTGATGTACTTGATAACAGACCTAATTCCCCATGTTAATAGGGATAATAAGGCTGTCAAAGCCAAGCTAACTGATGCGTTTAAAAACTCTGTGTAGTCAATCATGTTATGCTCCTAATCCGTTTTTTGCCCATTGCAAAACAAAGCCAAGGTGTCCCCATATTTTATCCTGAATGCGTTTCTCTCCTATTTCTTTGCCTATTTTTTCATCATAATTTTTAGGATCAACGCAACTAGAAACAGAATGAGTAACAAAACCAGTGAGCCCTTTAGATGACACAAGCGTTGTTTTTTCATCTAATTTTGTAGTAGATACGCCATCTACCATTTTTACCACTTCAGATATGGTTATTTTTGTTTCGTCTTGAATTTCCAAACAAAATTTTTCAAATTGATATTTTTGCGCCCACGTAACATATCCATCTTGATATTTAACCATATAACCAGGATCATTAGGGTTTTCATTCTCTGGAATTTCCAAACCTCTGAACGTATTGTATTCACCTCTTGTCATCTCCATAGCGGAAACCATTTGCACGCCTATATATGTTTTCATATTCATTTTTATCTCACTTCTTTCAATTTAGTTAATTCCGCTGGTTTCGTCTCGAGCGCTGATTTTATATCTAATATACTAATATCATTGTCGTTAAGAATAAAATGAGGCTCAAACTCTTCCTTCTTTTGCCAGAAGCCAAATCCCTGCCTAACCAAAACCAAATATCCCTCTTCTTCTGGGTTCCCGCTCAAAGGGTTTTTCTTTTGGTATTCCTCATTGAATTCCCCACGTGTCATTTTCTTTGCCTGTACCGTTCTTATCCCAATATATTCCTGCATTTTTATTTTCATAATCTTCCTCTTAATAGCTGCTTTATTTCTCTCAAATCATCCTTTAATGGCCCCATTACATCGTCTAGTGTTTCCCTTGTAATAGCCTTAGATAATGCAAACTCAACGTTGTCCAGCCTCTTAAATAAAAACGCCCTATGTTCTTCTACGCTTTCTCTGTGGTCTTTTACCTCTTTGGATAACGACGTTTCGACGCTCAGTATCCTATTTAAGATCAATGCGTTTTGTTGATCAACTCCTCGCCTATACTCTCTAGCCTCTCCCCTGGGAACAAACAGCTTATACATTGCAGTTATGGCACTTACTGCACCAGCAGCAGCAGAGCCCGCTATTTCAAATAGGCTTGAGATATCGATTGTCATGAAACTTCTTTCTCAAACAACTGTCTCTCAAGCTCTCTTCTTGATACAAGCCCTGAAAGCTTTGTCCCTGCTGCATACACCCAACGATTAAACTGAGGGCCGGCCTCGTCTGCCTTACCTTCGTTTATCATTTTTAAAAGCGTTGACTTCTTTAACGCATAAGGTCCAAGGTTATACGCAAAAGATATCAAAGCCCCAAGCTGGTTTTCATTAACAGGAACTTTGATCATTGGCTTGATTGTGGATTCAATTCTTTCAATATCCTTCTCAAGTAGCCTGTCTGCCTCTTCCTGTGTTATCTTTAATCCTTTTATTACCTCAGTGCCTGTATGACCCCAGCCAATTGTCCATACATTTGCAGGGCACAAATAGGCCTCCAGCTTACATCCCTCATACCTTTTAATAAGATCAACAGCCTCTTTTATCGCCATGGTTAAATCACCCCTAAAATGTCTGATGTCTTACACAGGCAATACTCGCCACTCTTCCTGGATATAGAGATTATTCCAGCTCCCTTTTTAATCATAAGCCCATTAAATTCATGTCGAGGGTACATGCTATAGCTTGGGCCTGGATTTGTTTTGTGGTCGCCAGCGTGGAGTATAATGTTATCAGGCTGTATGTAGTACATCCGTCTATTGTCTATATTTACACGCACAAAAGCTTGTGGTCGAACCACCACAATATGTCCCTCTTTAATGTCATCTATACCACTGTGCGCGACGACAAAGAAGTTTTGTCGCCTTACCTCTGCCCCAAGATATTCTTGGCTAACAATGTCTTGATAGGCTAAAACGCCAGGATTGAGCAGTTCAACATCTGCACCTGGCTCTTTTTTTGCAAAAATGCTGTCTTTGTGGACTATGTGGTGGTTTCCGTTTTTAATCACATCAAAACTGTTATGCCAATACCTAACCCCGTTTTGGCGTAATTCGTTTGGTACGGTTTGCCTAAAACTCTCTGTAAAGTTTTCGACCATAACATCATCACCAAGATCTATCTTGGTATTGTCATAGCTCTCTAGCTCTAGATAGTCATTTACGGTCTGTAACTCTGTCAAAGACAAGTAGTGTCTCCTTATGCATTTTTTTAGAATCTAGCACAAAAACCTAATCATAGCCACCTTGTTTTAGTGCATCGGCCATCCTTTGTATTTGCATTTGAACAATCTCATCATCATTCTCATTTTTCTTAGCTATTTTTCTTGCAGAATCTAATATCCGCTTTGTCGCTTTCAGCTCTATCAATCTTGCATTTTCTTCTGGCGTTTCTATGCCAGAGGCTTTTTTTTGAGATAAAACCTCATAATCAGCATAAAACTCATTGAGTTGGCGCCTTGGTCTTTCTGGCATTCTCAAAAACAATCTCCCAAAAAATGGTAAATCTGCCATCTCTCCAGATGACAAATCGCCACCTTGTTTTAAAACGCCGCCAGTGTACCCATGTATCAAGTGGTCTATTTGTTTTGGAGATAGCGATATGCCTACATTGTCAAGGCCTTTTGAAAATAGCCTTGAAAGATACATGGTATTTTCATTGTATCTTTCTGTAACGTATAGACGCCTATCTGCCGGTGTTTCTATAGGTTGACCAAGAAAGTTTTTGTTTTCCAAAACCTCCAGCCATGGCTTCAGTACGGTTGGTATTAATGGGGGAATTGTTTTTTCCAAAACGTTTAGCATAGCACTTGCTGGTTTTTCGCTTTTCTTAACAGCCGAATCTAATGCAGAAAGCACCGTAGATCCAAATATCATCCCAATCTCAAAAGGTGTTGGTATCCTGACTATGTTCCCATTGCTTAACTTTATAAAATAGTTTGTGTACTTGTATTCATAAGGTAGATTGTTGTACCAGTCTTCATCCTTAAAAATTAACCACTCTACAAGCTTTGGCAATGTTACCAATAGCAGCCCCGCCAATATGATGCGCGACGGATTATCTTTGTACGCACGATACAACTTGTTTGGCCCCTGTATTGATGCGTTGAAAAAGGCCGTTGCCTCATTGATTTTTCTACCTGTAGATCCTGATCTTGTGAAGTTAACGGTTACGTCTTGAGCATCATTGTATGCCTCTATAAAAACGTCTTCCTCTGTCCAATCTGGATGGATTTTTTTTAACTGTTCATAACGTCTTGTTAGCTCAGATACCCTAGGGCCAAGTTCTGAGAATGATAGTATTTCACGAAGGGTTTGTATCGGGTTTTTAACCACCTTTAAAGCAACGCCCTTTTTACCGAGGTTGGCATTTAAGACTTCATCTAAAAGCGCCTGTGACGAAATCCGGTCAAATCCAACCTGCCCAGACATTTTCCCTCCCATGGCCTTGTATCGCCATATGAGATCCCCTTCTTGGCTGTTGTAGTTATCCCATAACCCTTTTAGTGGCTGTAATGGATTTGCGTTTTTTGACTTTGATGTTGCGGAATAGCCTAATGCGTCCCTTATCGGATTATGAACAAGGGAAAATGTAGTGCTTAGCCCTGTTGCCCCAAGCCTTAATAATCTTGTGGCTGGCGCCATGATCCTTAAAACAATCCCTAGCTTTATTGGGTCTATGCTATCCATAGCCTTTTTTAGGTCCGGGTGAACCTCATAAAATTCTCGCTCCCCGTTTCTCCAAATCATTATAATGTTGTCTTTACCTTTGTAGACTGGGGATTCCGTGAAAAAGGTTAAGACATCATCAGGGATTTCTGCCTTATCCGTCCCTTCTTTTATTAAACCTTTACTTTCAAGAGCCCCGACTATTTCTTTTAAGGATAAACGACTTGCCTCCAATGGAGCTGGTACCCTTTCTATAAAACCTCCGACGCCCTGCTCATTTGCAACTTCAGCTATTGCGGAAGCAACACGCATTCTATTCGCTTTTGATATTATCTCTGATGCCTGAGATATAAGACTTTCTAATGGGTTTATCACAGCACGACCACTATTACCTATGCTCTTTATTGGAGAGCCCATATTAGCCATCTTTGCACCACCCGGCCCTACACGTCTTACCTCCAACTCTTCTGCAAAAGCCCTTTTAAGGGGGAGGTAGATAGGGTTCATATTCCTAATAATTTCAGCAGCTTCTTTTGATAGACCGCCGGATTCTACAAGGTAGTTTATTAGATTATTTGACCAATTTGTAAGTGAATCTGATACCTCATCCCAGGCTTTGTTTTGATACTTGTTTAGTACGTAATTTACATCACGAATATCAAATCCGGTCTCTATACCTCTACTGTCATGAAGAAATTTTGCCCTTCTAACTGTAGCGTACTTAATAAAGTTTCGCATTTGGTCTTTTGGTATAGGGGAAATTACCTCTCGAAGTCCTGGGCCAACTATATTTCCATTTACATCTACGGCCTTATCCATTACAAAAGATCTTGCTGTTGCCAAAGATTTACTCTTTAGCATTGTAGCGATTTTAAATGGGTTCTTTGAGGGTCTAAGCTCTTTGCCTATTCTTCTTTCTACCTCTTTAGTTACTTTTTGTACTGGGTATAGGGAGTCAACAAACTGTGTATATGCTTCTTCTTTTATTTTTGTTAACTTGTCCCGCCATGGCATTTTTTCATGTTCGCCCCTGAAATCAATTTGTTGATTAATGCGCTCTTCCGCACCTTGTTGTTGCCATATCTCAAGCATTGATCGATTTCTTTCTACCTTTTCCGCAATATCTGGATTTTCTGGTAGAAATTTTTTTGTAAAGTAGTCGTAGAATTTTGGCGCAAGCTCTTGTGCTTTTCCTGTTGTTAGATAATGCCTCATGAATTCAGCAAATCCCTCATGAATTCGTCCCTTGTTTGGCTCATAGTCCAAGGCGCGCAATTCATTCTGGGCTGGTGTTTCTTTTAGTAACCAATTCCCAATAGGCTTTCCGTCCTCTTTCTTTTTCTTTCTTCTTGAAAAGTCTATTTTGTGGGCCACCTCATGCACCAATGGCTCAAGCTCTCCCCATGTTCTAGTCCTTATAACATCTGTTTTTGTGTTGTATGTTCCCTGCGTTGCTTTTTGCCACCGCTGTGTAGCCTTCCCACGAATTGGAATATCAAAATCCTTTGTTATTTGTCGGATGATTTGTGTTTTATTGATTGTCTTATCTGTGCTCTTTTCAGTTGGCATATCTACCTGCCACTTTCTTGAGTCCAGGTTTAAATCTCCCCCTACATCCTCACTTACAGATTGCGTTGTAGGCTGTGCGCTTGTTGTTTGAGTATCAGTCCCTTGGTTAACAACTGGGACCTGTTGACTTATTTCGATTTTTGGCTGTCTAGTCCTTTCAGATTTAATAGGCGCAGTGGTTGGACTTGAAATTGAAAGCGTTTCTTTATTTGGGATTTCTATTTCTTGCTCTGTTGCCATCAATTCAGCTGGACTTGACTGAGGTGCTTCTTGCCGTGGCTGTATTTGATCTTGAGGCGTTTCCGCGCTATACATAACGCTACCTATACCGCCTCCAACGATACCCCCAATAAGTGCTGATTCAGGCACACCTTGCAGGACTGGATCATGTAAAAATATATTTTGTATAGCCTGTTGCAAACCCTCTTGAGCCGCCTCTTCGCCTGCTGACTTTAGTGCGGATACAGCCCTTTTCCCTTCTGGCATTTTTGAGAACACCAATTTGTTTAATCTGCTTAAAACTGTATTTACAGGCAGGTTAGCCACAAACGTTTTTCCGGCTGCTGATTTCGCCTCTTCATCTGTCATTCCACGGCTAAGCGCTTCATTGTAAACACCTCCTGCGTTTACGGCAGACTCCAAAACCGCAGATGTACCTATACCAAGCCATGCTGCTACACGAGGGGCGACCGTAGCCACCTTTGATGTTGTTCCTGCAACTCCCATACCGGGGATTAGAAATGTCGCAGCAGAACCAAAGCCAGAAGTTATTTTGGGCAAAAGGGCTTCATCATTTTTTAGCTCAAGGTATTTTTTGTCTACAGACTGAGCTAGCTTGTTTATTGTTTCTCCAAGACCTGGCTTTCCTTCAGTTGGAATGTTTCCAGAATTTGATTGACTTGGCGAACCAACTCCTTTTACTCCAGCGTTTGATGCTGCCTGCATAGCCCCACCTAATCCAGATACCGTGCTAACAGCTCCTTTTGCAAATCCCTTAACTGTATCTTTTACATCCTCTATTCCAGGCCAGTAATCAGACAATGTCTTTTCAGGCGATGGTGGTTGCGCGGGTGGTTGAATTGTTTGCTGCACCGGTATAGGCTCTTTGGATTGTTGCGCTTCCTCTTTTTTATCAAATTCAATATTAAGTTTTTTGTAATCCGGGTATTTCTCAAGTACTTTTCTTGCAAGTTCTTCATCGTCTAAATTTGCGTAATCTGGATATTTTTCTTTTATTTTTGAGGAGAATTCTGTGTATTTCATCTGAATAAACCTAATGGGTCTTTAACTGCTGAGGCTGGGCTTGTTTTTTTTCTCATGCTTTGATGAAGCAACCTTGGGTTTGCTTTCTCTATTTCTTTTATTGTCTGCTTAAGGGATTGCTCGTAAGTAAGCTTAGGATTCAATTCACGTGTTTTAATAGCCGCTTGTGATATTTCATTTGCGGTCATACCGAAGTTTGATGGGTCTATTTTGAGTTGGTTTAATATTCGTTCTGTTTCTGCTTTTAGTTTTTCAAGCTCAACCATTACTTTCTTGTCTGGCCTTGCTGTGTACTTTGTTCCATCTGAAAGCGTAACGGTTACACTTGAACCTGTTCTGTCGGCATCTTCTTTAGCTTGCTCCTTTGTCTTTAAATCTTTCTCATATTGAATTTTTTTAGATTCTCTTTCGTTTCTTTCTTTTGCAATCGTTAACTCCGCCTCTTTTATTTTAGATTCCTTTTCACCTTCAATAGTAGCCCTTGTTTCCTTAAGCGCTTCCAATGGCCTCAAATCTTTAATAATTGGATCATCCTCAGGCGTGGCCTTTCGCCCATCTATCGTTAACACTTCGCCAAGTTTTGATCTTGTTACAACTCTTGGATTCATTTTTTTATCATAAAGCGTTTCGCTTGTAATACCTTCCATTGCCAGCTTCTTTGCCTCTAGCGCACGTTTTTGCTCTGCTTGTTGAATGGTTCCTATTGTTCCAAGCGCGCCAAATCCGTCACCCTCCAAAAAACCCTTGCCTAATGCCGCTGCTTTTAATGGGTCAACGCCCTCTAGGGTTATACCTGAGTCTGTTAGAACGCCAGCCTCTTTTCCAGCCGATACCAATGATGCTGGCCCAACCGCGCTTCCAATGGGGTCAAACTCCTGTGTCTTCATGCTTTTATATAGCGCACTTCCACCACCAACAACCGCGCCTATTGGCCCGCCTTGTGCAAACCCTGAAGCCGCTCCAGCAGCAGTGTTTCCAAGATGTTCTAAAAATGATAGCTCTTTTTTTTCTTCTTTTGGTTGCAATGGTATCTGCATGGACCTCGCAAAATGGTTTTCAGCGGCCGCCTTTGCGCGCTCTGAATCTCTAAGGAAATACTGTCGTAACTGTTGACGGGCTAATGGCATGATTGTCTCCTAGTATATAAGTGGGTTTGTTTGTCCACCAATAGTTCCAGCATTTGATATCGGCGGTATTTCGGGTATGTTGCTATTGTCTTGTTGGGTTTGCTGGATAGTCGGAATTACCTCTTGTCCTGGTAGCGTTGGCTGCTCTTGTCCGAGTTGCTGTGCCACATAATCAAACCCCGCATAATCCAGCCCCTGCGTTGGGATAACGCCTGCCTGTATTTCCCTGACCATGGAGTTAAGGATTTCTCGCTGTTCTTTGTATTGCTCCATCCTATATCTAGCTGTGGCTGTTTCTCCTTTTCTAATAACAGCCTCATAGGCAATTCTTTCGTCTAATCGGGCAATGTGCGCCTGTATTTTTGGCAATGATGATTTCCACTGATCTAATGTTTTAGACGTGTCTATGATGTCGGCTATTTCATCCTCGTAGGTGCGCCCATTCTCCATGTAGTACTGCCACTCTTGAAGATCGTTTATTCTGTCAGCAATTGCCTTATCTTCGATGTTTAGCTTTAGCCTATCTAGCTCTTTTGCATCCAGCATTGCTTGGCCTTCTTGCTCGGTTTTTGGTGGTTTACCATCTGGGCCAATGCCGTATTTCTCAATCAAAGCTTGCTCAAAGCCTTTTGCTTTCCAGAAGGCGATAGCTTGCTCTTCGTTTGTAAATGGAATACCAGAATCGGATATCCCATATTTCTGAAGAATCTTCTTATCAAATCCGCGTTGATCCCAATAATCAATGGCGTCATTTTCAGAACCAAATTGTTGACCAGTGCGAGGATCAAGCCCAAATTTATTCTCAATCTCTTTTTTATTCCAAAACTCTTTGGCCTCATTTTCAGAGCCAAACATAGTCCCGTCTGGCTTCACGCCATAAGCTAGTGCTATTTTTTGGAGAGCACTTCTCTGTTGCAGATCTAAACCGTCTAGGTTATTTACTTTCTCGTAATACCGTAAACCTTCTTGCTCAGAAAGGAATGGCTTCCCGGTATTCGGGTCTATACCAAACCTTTGAACAATCTCACGGTTAAAATTCTGACCTTCCCAGTAGTCTTCTGCTGCACGTGGTGAAGTAAATGGTTTTCCGGTGCGAGGGTCTAATCCATAATTCAAAAGAACGTCTTCCCTAAACCCTAGCGTTTTCCAGCCAAGTAAGGCTTCTTGCTCGGATGCCCATGGTTTTCCAGTTGCGGGATTTATCCCGTATTGGTTTACAAGATCACGATTAAAGCCGCGCTGTGCCCAATATTCTTCAGCCTCTAGCTGTGAGGTAAACGCTGTCCCATCTTCTTTTCTGCCAAAGCGCTGCTCAATCTCTATAGAGGGCAAAGACACCAGCTTACCACCAAGCCCTTGTGACACTAAGAATGCCTTATCTGCTTCTGTTGGCGTGTAGTTTCCTTGCTGTATTAAGCTTAGAAGGTTGCTTAATCTCTGTTGGTTCATTTCCACAGACCCAAGCTCACCACCAATACCTTTTGATGATAGAAATGCCTTGTCTGACTCAGTGGGCGTGTATCCACCACTTTGTATTAAGCCTAGTAGGGTGTTTAATCTTTGGTTGTCTGACTGCATTGTTGCCACATCACCGGTGTACCCTTGTGATGCCAAAAAGGCACGATCCGCTTCTGTTGGTGTATACCCGCCAGACTGGATCATTGTGATAATGTTGTTTGCGCGCGCTATATCTTGATCTTGCTTCCTATAGTCAGCTTGTTGATATTGCTGCAAAGCCTGGCTTCCCAGTTGTGCGCCAAGTGCATTTGCTTGCGCCGCTTGTTGCTCAAAAATGGGTTTAAGTTGTTTTCCAACAATGTCCTTGCCAACACCTGATGACAGGTCCACATTTTGACCTATTAACCGCTTCATTGCAGATTTTCCAGCCTCATCTGCTTGTTGCTGAATAATAGGGTTAAATGCAAGTATTTGCTCTTGACCAAGCTTCCTGGCTTCATTGATGTAATCTTGCACGGTAGGTTGACGTTGGTACTGGAAAGCAGGTGGTGGTGGCGCCTGCTGTGTCGTTTGTGTTTGTTGCATAGGTTGCATTGTCGGCGCTTGCTGTGGCGCTATAGGTGGAATAGGCGCATTTGCGTTGGGATCTTGTTGTTGTGTTGGCGTTGCTTTTGATTGTTCGGTTACTGTCCCTAGCATTGTTTTTTATCTCCTTGTGATGACAGATTGTCTAATGGTTTTGAATACTGGCGCAAGTGAAAAAATAGACGCGGTCTCTCCCTTGTTTTTTCCATATATCCCAAATAAAAAATACTGACCTTTCCTATTTGGCGTGATAATAGAAGACTCTTGCCCACTCCCTGAAAACTGACTGATATCAAACTGACTGATATCATAAAAGGAGCCGCCTTGATAAGGACGCAAATCAAAGAGCGATGCATTGTCAAAGTCTGGAACAAATGGGTCTCCATCGCTAAATGAGTTTACTGCACACTTGAATACCCAGTATCCTTCTGTCTGGTAGTTTACATAAAGCTTTTGCAACTCAACCGGGTACGCTGAAAACTTAAACCAGGATAAGTAAAATCCCCACTCTATTGCAACAGATCCAGAGGCATCTATCCGTGTAGGAACCTCGTCTACGCGAAGGTTTTCTGCGTTTAGCAATGAGATGTACCCGTCAATGTTAAAGCCATACTGCATGTTGTTTGATGATCTAATGACATAATCAGTAATAAATAGTCCGTCATCATCAAAATACCATCGGGGCTGCTTGGAATCAGAGCGTCCTTGTGGGGCTACAAGCTTTTCCATATCGATTACTAGACGGTAATTCAAGCGACTTGCATTTGCGGTGGCTACAGTTAACTTGAGCTCATTATCAAAAAAAGAAGCCGCGCAATCTGAAAGCAATAAATCTGGGATACCGTCTAAAACTTCCTGGAAATTTTTGCTTATGATGATAGTGTCGTCACTGATGATGTCGGGGAGTGTCCCTGAGTTTCTCCGTATTTGAGGCGAAAAGAAACGAAGCGTCTTGTCAGAGGCTAGGAATACGATTCCCTCACGGTCCCCATACTTAGCACGGCATACCGTCTTTGGGCTTAGTGTTCCAATGTTTGATTTTAGCTTTGGAAAAATCCAATCGGTAGGATCGTCGTAGGCGTTTGGCAATGCCCAGATCCCAGTATCTTTGATAAAATACATAATCTGCCCATCATCAATGATAGCCTTTATCCCAGAGCCATTGTCTGGGCTTATATTCACGTTGTTATCTGTTCCCCACGTTTCTAGGTTTGTGAGGTTTAGGGCATCTACCTGTGGTTCTGTAAAATCTATCCGGTGGCTATTTTGCCGGATGGCAAACATCCTCTTGCTGATATTTGAAAAGGCAATCATAGTGGCCGGTGGTGAGCTTGCAATGTCTGAATAAACAGGAACGGCTCCGGTTACCTTGAATACATTTGTTCCATTACATCCATAAAGAGCAGAGCTTGTTTGAGCGCCATACATATAGAAAAATGCTTGTGATGTACCTATCCCGGATTTAATTATATTGATAATGGAATCGTCTTCATCTAGGTAAACAAGATCACCAATAGAGTCTACCCACACAAAATAATCGGATTCATTGTTGTATGTATAGTTACCTGCCCCATAGGATCTAGCGTTGATATCCTGGATTAGGTCTGATCCGTGACGTGTTTTTAGAAACACATTTTGAGTTGAATACAAATAGCTCATATTCTTGTTGTAGAACAACTGGCCAAGCGGGGCTCCAAGTTTATTTGTCTCAGATGCCTGCACCTGGCTTAAAAACTCATTAATGATCTTACCTTGAAAGGTTTTTGATTGCCCTGAGAAGCGCAGCATTATAGATAGCCCCACCGCTTGCGCTGCTTATTTGCGTTCCTGTTATTTAGTGTGTCTATTAACGCGTCTAAACTGGCATCCTTTGCTTGCCCCTCAATATCATCATCCATAAACAAATACATCGAAGAAATAGCGGTGGCCAACAGCAGCTTGTATTGGTCTCCAAGCTCAAGCTCTTGGACCTTTGGATCTATAGCCCCATTTAAGTCTGCGGTAGCTCCTGTTAGGTTTGAAATCTCTTCATCAACAGCAAACGGGCCCGAGATCGTTGAAGATTTTATGTAGAGATAATCTGAGCCAACGGCGGTTACCTCTGCACTAGAACCTGATGATTGTCCAGATACAATATCCCCAACAGAAAAGCTGCCTACTATATTTGTGATAGGCATACTGTCATAGAAGGAGACGGATGCTGGATTTTTGATATAGTTTATTTTTAGACCAGTTGCATTGGTTGCTAATGCGTGATGATCAAAATAGATATACGGCTTCTTGATTGCAAAAAACCTAAAGTCCCCAGTATCCGTAGTGTCAAAAAACCTATCAGAAACAAACTCCGTTAGATCTTCAAAGGTCATGTTTTCAGAAGGTCTGAAATCACGGTATAGCGTACCTTCTTTCCTGTATAGCTTTTTTAAGGCATAAAAGTTTGAAGGCAAAGAAACATAGTTTTGGTTTATCGTTACTGCTATTGATTGTCCGATTACAACAAGCTCCTCAATATCACAGTTTTTTTGAAGGCACTTATCAACAAGGTGAAGATACCCCTCGTTAAAGGCTAATTCTTTTCTCTCTATATCGCTATAGATGTCGGTTCTCACCATCGCACAGAAAAGCTTAAAAACGTCATTTACTATCATTTGTTAAGCCCTCAATCTTCTTGTGGTATATGTGATTCTGAAATACGTATTTGCAATCCATTTACATCTGATTCTAGTATTTTTATATCTGATTCTAATTTTTCTTGTCTTAATTTTAGATAACTAACTTCTTTAGATAATATATCTAAGCTCATAAGTATAAGCTGATTGTCTTCCTGTAACTCTTTTACTATTTCAAGTGTTCTATAGAGAACAATTGATGGTGGTGTTTTTTCGCTTGCAACTACTGTAGAACAAAAAAATATAAAAACTAAAAAAAATTTCATAATTTTATCTCCTTATGGCGCACTGGTTATGGTTTCCCATGCAGTTGTGTAGACACACAGTTTGTTTAGTGTAGTGTCATAAACAACCATGCCCGCCGTTGGAGACGCAATAGCGTTTTTCTGCGTTGTGGTCATACGCGGTGGCATAAAGGCTTTTGTTGTTGATGATACATCTAGAATCGCATTTGCATTTGGAGCGTTCGTCCCAATCCCCACATTCCCCGCACTATCAATCCGCATCCTCTCCGTCGGTGATGACGCCCCATCCGCTGTGGTGCTGAAGACCAAGCGGCCGGGCATGTCGTTGGTTCCTGGTGTGCCGTCGACATACGCGTCTATAGCCGCCGCTAATGAACCTAAGTCTGAGCCATCCGCACCGTAAAACGCGAGTGTTCCGATTTGGTCAACACTGCTCAAAACACTGTATGTCCCCGCCGTAGTGCCCCTGGATTTCCCAATCGCAAGCTCAACTCCAAACGCATTTGCGCTATATCTCACGAAAGACGCCGATGAATCAGCATTGTTTAGCCCGGATACCTGAAACCTCTTGTCGCTACTCCCAGTTGTTACCCCTGCGGTATGTCCCACCAACACCTGCCCCGTGCTGGTTATGCGTAGGCGTTCAGATAATGCTGCTCCATGAGATGTACTGAATGCGAGATTTGTCGTATCTCCTGCAGAACTGCCAAAAACAGAAGAGATACTAGCCCTAACACCAGCTCCAGGTGTAGACGCATCTGCACTATAGAAACCAAGAATTCCAAATGGTTCCGTTGTAGAGTGAGAGCTATCATTCTGCTGTGATGATATATATATAGCTGCCCCGTCTGATTGTGATGATACATCTAGTTTTGCCCCTGGACTACTCGTCCCAATACCCACAAACCCTGTGCTAGTATCAACATACAACTGATTCGTATTAACAGCCAAATCACCAGCGCCTGAAAGGTTTATGTTCAGGTTATTTCCGGCACTTGGCATTAATGTTAATGAGCTTGAGAATGATCCTAGCTGGTCTGTATAGACAAAACTATCTGTATTAATGCTTCCACCGCGTACGTCCAAAAGAAATGATGGGTTTGTTGTGCCTATGCCAACGCCTGTATTATTAATACGTACCCTTTCATTTGCGCTAGTGCTAAATGCAACTGCATTTTCCGCAGGAAACCATAGTCCAGTGTCAAGGTCTCCAATTGTTGTTATAGATGGCAAAGATGCACCTCCTGAACCAAAAGAACCAACTCCATTTACGCTTAATCTTGTAGATGGCGTAGTCGTACCAATTCCCACATTCCCCGTGCTATCAATCCGCATGCGTTCAGTGGGGCTTCCAGAACCATCTGGTGTGGTGCTGAAAACCAATCGACCTGGCATATCTATTGTACCTGGGGTTCCATCTACAAACGAAGATATAGCGGCCGTACCATAAACATAAGAGTTTCCATCATCTGCTGCAAAATAAAGATTTCCAATCCTATCATTATTTTGGACAATAGCCTTATCTCCTGGAGTTGTCGCTCTAGATTTCAATATTTGAATAGTTTGACCAAACGCATCATTGTGAAATCCATTTAAAGAGAATCCTGTAGTAAATGCAGATGTGTTATTTGCGGCTAACTTTGCGCCAAATCCTAAGGCAATACCAGGACTATCTCCAACTATTATTGCGCCTGCAGAATTAACTCTAAATCGCTCTGCGCCACCAGTGCTTAATGAATAATTATCAGCAGCAGGATTCCACGCCCCGGTATTGGGATCACCTTGAAATGCAACAGATGGCAACGATTCTGTACCAGATGAAAAATAACTAACTCCAGTTACATATGAATTTCCAACAACATGTAAAACCTCTGACGGATTTGTTGTTCCAATTCCAAGACTTCCTGCATTTGTAAATCTAGCCCTTTCGGTTCCTCCAGTGCTAAACCCAAGAACGCTATTTGCATTATCAAAGAAAATCCCGTTATTCCAAGGACTTTCTCCGCCAGCTATAGATGGAGCGGCCGCTGTGCCATCTGGAAAACGAGCTAAAGATGTGATCTCAAGCGTATTTATTGTTGCAATTGTTGGCACGTTTAGGTTCGTAATTGTTGCGTCCGTTGCGGTTATTGCAGTTGCGCTTGACGTTGTCACATTCATCGTTGAAACAGTCAATGTGCCATCTATCGTGGCGTTTCCTGATACAAACAGGTTTGCTACGTTGTGTATATTCCTCCCTGTGGTAATAAACAAGACGCTATTTACATAAGCCTCATTAAAGTTGTAGCGATAAAGCCCACTTGAGAATGCTGACAGCAAAGCGGTGTTGTTGTCGTTTGTTTTTTGGGAGGAGATAGTTTCCCTTGGCTGGAAGGTGTATGGTATTGTTGGGTATGATGCCGCAAACAGCATCGATACACAAAGCAAAGACGCTAAACTAAGTGCTATCTTTTTCATGCATTCTCCTCTTCTGTGAATTCAATCGGTTCCACATTTGGGATGCCGTATTCCGATAGTTTTTCGGCATAGCTCTCAAAATCTTCAAACAACTCATCTACTGCGCCATCGATCCCGGATCCTGGCTCTGGATTCCTTCCGTACGCAATAACTTTTTCGTTCATTTTAGCGATATAATACATTTAAAACTCCATTGTTTCGTGTTTTGCGTCCGAATGAGAAACTACGGGATAGATCCATTTTCCGCCTTTTTGTTTTATTTCCGGATATAACGTAACGTTTGTCCAGTACTCCACATTTTGAGAAAAACCATCGCTTTTGTATCCCTCAAAATCGTATTGCCTTGCATTCTCAGCCGCCTCTCGCGTATCAAAGATATTATATTTCATGTGATTTTCCAAAAATTAATTAGATATGGGCTTAATTGGGCAATCCTGTCCGTTGACATAATTCCGTCATATATAATTACCTCGTAAATAGCCCCATCTAACGGATTAGCCCCTGCCCCACTACTGGCACCGAGTCCCGCCGATATGACCATGCTGTTATCGTACCCAGATCGCGCCGTTCCGTAGGTAAATCCTCCGTTATTTAGAGAATATCCAAGCGACCCGCCTTCTTCGTACGTAACGACATGCAAGTTTACATTATTATTTGACGCTTTTGCAACCTGAGAGCTACCGCCAGTCCCAAACAAAAACGAATTAAAAACCCCGCCGCTCGATTCTCGCCTAATGACAAATGAACCTAGATCGCTAGCGTTTTGCCTCCCTAAAAAACCCGTAACGTTAGCATTCACATTTGATTGTGCCACCACAAAAACAGTAAATGGTGCATCGAACACGTCATTAGAATCAAAAACCATCCAATCATCATTTACTCCATCACGTGTAAACGACAACCCCGGCATTCCGTTTTGATACGCAACACTGATACTTGGCCTACGGGATCCGGTGCTCTGCGTAACATTGTTACCTCTTCCCGATTTGTCCCAAACTTTACTGACAGAACCACCACCACTGTCCACAACAGTCTGTAGATCCGCGGGACGGAGCCAGCATTTGCATTGCCCAGGCCATATACCTAACTGTAAAGGAGTGTATGATTTTATCATATCAACTGCCAGGCTGTGCCGTCGTACATAAACCCCATTACGACACTGTTTGCAATTACGCCGCCAGTAATAGCCGATCCACCGCTGTCTTTTACAGTTAGCGTATACCCACCGGTTCCGATGTTTTTAACAATAAACAACATCCCAGAAACGGCGACAGGAAGCGTCACATCCCTATTTGACCCGTTCGGATCTAGAAACTGGTATTGCGGCGCGGTGGCCGTAATTGTTTTATTCCCGGAAAGAGCTTCTCGGTTTGAAGAGGGGCGCATCTGAGTAGCCGCCAAAGGAGCGTTCCAGGTCATCACGTCGTTTGCGTCTTTTGTCAGTGTCAAATCTGCGTTATTTGCGGCATTTCTTACGCCTATAACAATGTCCGATGCCGATGCTCTTAAAACACCTGTAACAGAGCCACTCGCCGAACTGCTCCTAAAGGACGGCCCTGAAAAAAAAGTGGTTGCACTCATAGATGTCGACAGGACAGCACCTGCATTTGTTCGTGTCACTACAGAGGAGGGCGCGTTTGCACTGGCACCAAAAAATACGTTCGACCATGTTCCAGCGGCCGTGCTGTTGTCTGTCAGTTTCAAACGAACAAAACAGTAATTATTCAGCGCGTGAACTACACCACCTCCATTTGCCAAAATATTTGAGTTTGACGCGGAGGTGGATGTGCAAACAATAAAAAACTCATCGTTTACTGCCATGGTGGTTGCATCTGGTAGAACAATCGTTTGCGTAGAAGAGCCTGTGAGAATGATGTTTTGAGGAGATGCGGACGTTAGTGTTGTTGTTCCTCCAGATGAGGTTATGCTCAAAGCATTAGAAAACACTCTGTTTGTTGATAAATTGCCATTGTCATCAATGTTGGCGTTAGATCCCTGGATAAAAGATCCACTTGTCCCATCAAATCTGACAATGGCATTATCTGTTACAGCCCCATATGTAAGTCGGTCCATATAGGCACCGCCTATAAGATCGCGTCCATCTGTACTCTTCTTTTGAATAATGACAATGTTTTCTGTCGCGGTTCCAAGAATTGAAAATTGATCGTAATCCATTCTTATTTCATAAACACGGTTAGGGAGAAGCTTTCTGCTTGAGCTTGTAGCTGCATTTCCCCAAACATTGATATACGCCTGTGAGGTTCCAGTATTAATCAACCAAACGGCTTTACTTAGGTTTGCCGTAACCGTTACGGCCGTATTTGGATTAATAGCGACAATGTTGTCTGTTGCAACACTCAATGTTGTGGCCTGCGTACCTACTGACAGCAAGACCAAAAAGACAAATACCAATATTTTTTTAATCATCTTGCATAGTACCCCAATCTTGTTTTCTTGATTGGGCACCTTTGGTCAATAGGTACCCAAGAGCCGATTTTTTTATACACAAAGCCATGTCCGTTACGATCCATATCAAGCAGGTCACGGGTGAAGTACTCACCCGTGATGTTGCACTTGTACTCAGGACCACGCTTTAGGTCACGAATTATTTTGCCCGTGCTCATTATGACGCCTGTACAGCAATTCCAGTTGTTGCAGCAGCAGGTACAGATCCATTCACAAAAACGCCAGTTGTCGTAGACATTGCCGTGGCTGCATTCAAAGAAACGCAATCATTTAGCAATACCATTCCCACTGTCAATGTCGCCCCAAAGGCAACGTTTTGAGCGGGGACATTTGCAGACGCGCCATTGTTCAGAAAGAAGCAACGGTCAAAAAGAGCAAACCGTTCAATGTCCGTAGCATTTGCGCCATAGACAAACCGGTTAGCTGTATTTGAGGCATTAATCCAGATTTTGCACTCTTTAAAGGTTGCATCTCTGGTAACTTTGCCAGAGCCAGCCAGCCCCTTTGTGAACAAAATAGCTGGACGGATAACAGCCCCAGACCGCGCAGTCGCTGTAGAACCAAATGTACAGTTCACATAGTTTGGACTATCTGCATTACATACAAAGTCAGCAGCGCCAGTAACATCCATGTCGGTGGATTTATAGACTTCGCAATTCACCATCTCGGTGTACTCGCCACCATCTACAAAGCAATAAATGCCCTCTGCTACAGTGTTGTCATTGATGAACTTGATATTGTTGAACACGTTCCTGATACCAGTGTTCTTTACAGTTGCAATATCCGTCGCAGACGTAGTTACACCCAAAGAGATTTTGGCCGATTGACCATAGGAACGACCGGTAGCCCCATCCAATCCGATGAAGATAACGCGGTTTTTGCTTACGTCCAGCATCTCAGTCAAGACGTGTGTAGATGAACCGATTAAACAGATTACATCATACTTATTTGTTCTGACTTGAGAGTAGGCATACGCAACAGTCTTAAATGGCTTTTCGATTGATAACCCGTTGTTTGCATCGCTTCCATTCCCATAATCAACAAAAAACACCTTGCCAGGGGTAGCGGGAATACCGCCACCCCCAAGCAAAGGAATACCAAAGCTAGTTGCCCCATTAGGAAAATTTGTGTATCCCATTGATTAAGCTCCTTGGTTAGCAAACGTGGCAAATTGATTGTAAAAACCAGAGCCAGTGATCAAACAAACAACCTCTTTCAAATCGCCATTCTCTTCTGTTTTAGACCACATTTTTGCACCTGAGCGCTTGTACATAATGCGGGCCTTTTCTTTGGTGTCCACAACCCACTGATCCAGGTCTGACATGTAATGGGACACAAACTTCCCAATCCCAAAATCACGGATAGCGTTATAGGTGTTGTTGCCTGACTCTGGGTCCATTGTCGATTTCAAAAGCTCTGAGATCTTCAATGTGTTTTGAGGTGCAACTGTAACCCTATCAATCTTCAAGGCTGCCTGGATATTGTTTTCACGAACCTGCGTATGGGTTGCAATGATTGCATCTTCAAGTGAGGTTTTGTCCAGATCCGCAGCAGACAAAAGATTTGAGTAAGAAGTGCCAACGCGATACGTATGTGTTGCGCTATACAATGGCTGGCCATCGCCACCAGTGCTATTAGGAAGTCCCGTGGTAAAGCCATTATTGATAGGGGCTGCACCAGTATACTCTTGGCGCAACAAAACAGCGCGAGAGATATAGTCAGTGACCATATTCAAAAATGGAACAGTAACATTACCAAACTCTTGCAGCATATAAGAGATATTCATGCTCATCATGTATTGGTAAAGATGCACACTCTCAGTGTAACCCTCAATCAAAGATTTAACTTCAGGACTTCCACCTTCTGGGGTTTCTGACAATGCGCCAGGCCCTTCATAGTTCATCATCTTTTCAGTTTGATAATTTGCATCCATCTGATCGACAATGTTAGGGTACTCTTTGTCATACAGAAAGGCCTTTGCCTGCATCAAATATCTCAGGTTCTTAGGGACGTTTTGAGTAGTGTTTTCAAACTGCGTTGTTACCATAATCATGTTAGTTTTTCCTCCTTCTTATTAGGCGTTTGGCGTGTTCAAAAAGTGAGCACCTGGGGCAAACTGGCAATATACTTTCGCGTATTCACCAACAGCAGAAGGGCGTCCATCTGGCTCTTCACTGGCGGGGCTAATTGCACGCAATGTTTTGTATGTTGTTCCAGTGGCATCGATGTATTGCGCACCTGCGCTTCCAGCTACATCAAAACCGCTGTTTCTAGTAGTATATGGGTCTGCCAATGCATGTGTAGATATGAGTCCAATCAGCAACGCTTTTGGATCTGTGCATACAGTTACTTTATCCCCAACGCTTGCAGTCGTTTTGATTTCACCTGTATCTGCATCCCGAATAGCGCCGATTTGGACACCAGCAGCCACGGCACTAGCTGAATCATCAATACGGCCAGCACTATCAAGATAGACAATGTCGCCATTCTTAGATGCCAAAGAGGCACTTGCATCAAACTCTTTTACAAAGGCAGGATCGTACTTTTCCAGCCTAAATGATTTTGGGGCGTTTACGTTTGCCATAAATATACTCCTTTTAAAGACAAAAGGGCACCCTAAGGTGCCCAGTTTGTATTGATTTTTTAAAACAAATAGAACGATTTAAACGAGATCCGAAACGTCAAACTCTTGTTGTAATTTATTCAGTTCTGCGAATTTCTGAGCTTGAGTGTTAAAGCCACGACGGATATCTTCTGCCTCTGACTTTTTCAACTCTTCGCCAGCCTCTTTCATAAACTGCTGCATATTCTCAGGGGTTTTCCGTTTTTCGATCATCTCCTTTTGTTTTTTAAATGCATCCAGGCCGCCTTTTGTATGCTTGTACAGGGCAATTGCCTTTCGCTCTTCAAACTGTTCACCTTTGACCTCGCAAAGTACCAGGTCTCCGGCAATAAAGTGCTGTCCGTTAGGATCATCGTCACGTGCAGTTCTGATAATTTGGAATCTTTTACCGTCTCCTATGTCAATCGAATACCGGTTTTTATTTACAACCGTATATCCTTTTGCAATTGAAACCCCGTTTTCATTCATCCGTACACTACTAGATGAAATCCATCGAAAATGACGGTTGCCAGATACAACCTTACCGCGATCTGTTTTGACGTCTACCCATCCATACTTTTGACTATAGATTTCTACTAAAAGCGTACTTACCGTATCGGGGCGCACATTGATATCTACGATATCCGAACGTAGCTCTTGTAGTTTTTTATCAATTTCTGACTGACTTATAGGAGATGTTCTCTTGGGCTCAACAGGTAGTGGAGCTTCGCTGTTACCTGTCCCCAGAGGGGCTTCTATATCTTTTTTTTCTAGCACATCGTTTTCTTGCTTGTCAATGCTTTTCATTGTTTTTCTTCCTCTTGGCATGTTTTTTTCCTAAAATTCTATTTCAAAGGCGTTTTCAGCGCCCTTGAAGTTCTTCTTACTGTCAATGGCCTGTGTAAACCGTTTTAGTTTGTCTAAACTATCTGGTGACAATGCCTCTGCTAGCTTTTTATCTGCTATGCTGACCTCTTTCTGTGTTGGTTTGTAGCCTGCTTGGTTTTCAAGTCCTGCTGTTGCTTGTGGCTTTGGTGTGTTCTGTGTATTCACTTTTTGGGCTCCTTGTCTTTGTCTTCTATTTGCTAAGGCCAATTCTTGATTTGCCTCAACGGCTAGAAGGTAACGATATTCAAAATTCTCACCGGCTTGACCAACGTCTGGGAACCTGGATCTATCTCTCTGATAAATCTCTACCATCTTTTGATAAAGAGGCGTTCCTGGTCTATCTGCGTCCTTATACTCAGAGAGTATTTTTGACGCATATAGTTGTCGGATATCCTTTTCGTCTGAGAATTCATTGGACTGCTTTTTTCCAAACTCTTCTTGCTTGGCTTTTAGTTGCTTTTTGAGCTCTCTTTTTTCAGCGGTAAGTACCTCTATTTCAGCCTTGGCGCGAATCTCGCTTATCTCGCCATCATCCAAGGCCTGTTCAATCTTTGAAATCTCATTATCAAGATCACGGATAGAGGATTCCTCTTGAAACGTGCTTTGGTTTTTGATGACAACGTTTCCTTCTTCATCGATATAGCCAAGGTCCTTTGATTTTAGCTCCTTGCTTATTTTAGCAAGCTGCGCGCTTAGCTTATTGGCGCGCTCTCTTTGGTTAAGGAAGGCCTGTCTTTGCTTTTCCTTGGCCGTTTTGTATATGGCATCCTCATCTTCTTCGTCCTCTTTAGTGTCTTGAGACTCTTGAGCATCTGCTTTTTGCTCTTCTTGATCTTGAGTATACGATTGCGTTTCTTGGCCACTATTGTCTACGTCATCATCATTTGCCTCTACAGGAGTATTTAAAGCCTCTTGAGCTTCTTCTTGTAGATTGTCTTCCTTTAACATCTTATTTCCTTTCTAGAGACTCAAATACACATCTAATCAGCTCTTCTGCCTGATTAAATACCTTGATGTTATTAGCAATCTCTTTAAGCTTAGTTTCATCGTCTAACCAACTAGACATCGACTCTATTAGCGTAACTACTTCTTCTCTCTTTTTCTTTGAAATTGCGAGTAAGACTTGCTCTTTTGAAATATATGGCATCATTGGAATGGACCTCCTGCTATTGCGCCAAGCATATTTGCTTGGGTTGGCATTGATAAATTATCAGTTGTTTGTTGTAGGTTGGACGCCTCCCCCGGACTGGGCATGCCGGGGGTAGGCGGTGTTAATGATTGGCCAGCAGGCGTGGCAGCAGCAGGAACCTCTTTCCAGATATCCTCCGCTGTATACCCAAACTGCGTAGCCATTTTGGTTATGATTGCCCATAGGTTTAGCTCCACAGGAGAGCCCGCATCATTTACAAATTGACGTGGCTGGCCAGTCTGTTGGTCATATAACCCAAATGTGGCGATCATATTCACAAATTCAAGGTTCTGCTGCTTCTGAAGCGCAAGATCGTCTTCATTCTCAAATGCCGTGATCTCAAACTTCAAATCTTCGGCAAACAACTCTTCAAGTGTGAATGAAACTGTTTTTGTTTGGTATTCTACAGGTACAAATCCGTTTGTGGCTTGTGATGGTGACTCCTTTGTTGTGATGGCCTTTACGTCCAGGTCATAGCTGGACTTTTCCATATTGGCCAATGCAAACGCATATGCATCTGATACAAACGAATTTATGCTTGGACGGATTCTTTTTAGGACACGATTTACGCTTTTTTTCCTTTCTGCTGCAATTGATGAAAACTCTGTCGCCGTTGTTTTTGGCGTCATACGCTCCGATGATGGCCCCTTTCTGGTTAGCCTATCGAATCTATTTTCCAGGTACGTGATAGCGTTGCTGACATAGCTAACCATCTCCATAGGCGGCATAAAGAAGCTGTATATGCTGTTTATAGATGCACCGTTCAAGCTCTTTACACGTACAACATCACGTGGCCTTAAATCATTCATGGCGTCTGGATTGACTAGCTTAGACTCATCCATAAACAGGATTCCATACAGCGCCATTTTCAGAAAATCCTCTTGCAAGGCCAATAGATCACATATCTTTTTCTGAAGATCTTCTAGTACCTCTGGCAGTCCCATTCCAGCACTATCGCCATCTCTGAAAATGAATGGCACAATGTCTATCTGACACTCTGTGAAACGGTACGGCTCAATACCAATAGGCACAAACTGAGATGATGATTCATCGCTAAACTGTACCAGGCTAATCAATGCCTTTACGCTTTTTGCGTTGGGCATACCTGCATATTTCTCTGGCATGCGAAAATCAACAAAGTGGGCCTCATACACGACGATATCACCGTCAATATCAAATATCTCAGAATCCGACATATCTGAGTTGTATGTGGCGTGTACACTATCAATTGTTTTCGTGTATTGGGTGAATTTCTTTCCCTCTTTGATCTGTTTTGCAACGGATTTGAGCATATCTATATCATACGGCGTATTCTTTAAGACGTTTCCTTCAGCATCAACGCATTTTGATACCAATGCAGAAAACCGGGTATTGATCTTTTCGATAACCCAGTCACCACGCTTGTGGTGCTTTCTGAAGATTAAGTTTCGTGAGTCTACAGGTATGAATTTTAGATATTCATCATGTGTAACCTGTTTTGAAAATTTTCCTAGCCCTGTGGACTCAGAATCATCATGCATAACGATATGCTGATCTTTGCATGTTCCAGGCATTCTCTTGTGGCAAAATAGACCAGAGGTTACCGCGTGTGTGGCCCACGCTTCGATAGCCTCTGAGATACCGGATTTTTCTATTAAGACCTTGCAGAATGACTTGATAGCGTCTCCATACTTGATGTAATAAGGCGCTTCTCTGCGTTGAGCAGGCAACCCTGCCTGACTTCCTAGCTCAGTGATAAAGTTTTGAGGGTCATTATCGTTTTTAGCGGTGACCTCCATCATAACCGCCTTCATCTTCTCAATGGCACCGTATCTGTCTTTTATCTGGATGTTCTCTTCGATGTTTTCAAATGCGCCAACGATATCATCCACCCATTCCTCTACAGCCTCGTATGTCTCGTCTCCCTTGAACCTAGCAATGGTTTGGGAGTCTCCCTCTTCCTGCAATCCAGATTCCCCACAGTTTAGGTTTACGCGCTCTATTCTATCCTGCGTGTAGGCCTTGGTGGCATCAATACGCCCAGATACAGCATATATCGCCTGCCTAGCCAATTCTTCATCAATCGGGATAGTGCCAGACTCATAACGGTACTCCAGACCAATGGTGTCTGGTTCGTATGCCGTATCCTGCACATAGTCCATCTGTTCGTCTGTATCAAGCGGATGGAATAAAAGATCGTGGTTTTCTAGGTTTTTCATATCAGTCTTTCAAAAATATGGTCTCAGTGAGCAATAGATTTTTCATCATTGAGAATGAATTCTCTAGCGCACTAGTTACAACCAATACCGGATCAATAATACCCCTCTCAATAGCCATTTGGGTATGTATCGGGAAGAAATCTGGGTAGGCATATGCTGCCCCTTCACGCACTTTTTCGATTAGAATTTCAGGCTTCTTTCCTGCGTTTGTGATAATCCTACGCGCTGGCTCTGATAGTGCCTCCTCTAGCACCTTTTGCACCTGAAAATCCTTGCCTTTCTCAGAGGCAAACTTATCGAATGCGTGTAACAACGCGCATCCAGCACCAACCACATAGCCAGATTTCTTAGCAGCACGGCAAGCACGGATAGCATCGTCCACACGGTCTGCTATCTCCAATCCTTCTGTCTCATTCTTAGCCTGAATGAAGATCTTCACATACCCAGACGTGAGTCTAGCTAGTGATTTTTCAGCTAGCCCACGGTGAAATTCATCTTCGTGTGTTAGAAGCGCGTTTAGCTCATCCATGCGCTTCTTATCAACGGTAATGCCGTTCATAGGTGTAATGATGGTGTCAAACACGCTTATTTTCGCGCTTCCAACGTTTCCAAAATGCTCTGGCCCAACATCCACCAATTTCTTACCTTCGCCATCCAGCACTGGAATAGCTCCCGTATACGCTGCAATATCACGGATGCAATGCTCCTGCACGCTGGCATACCCTTCTAGCTTCACGGGAATAACTCTCAAGGATGATTTTTCCATCATCACACTCAAGGATTGAAGTGCGTCACCCTCAATCAGAGGCGCAAACAGTAGCAATGGTGGGGCGTTTACGGCTTCAGATTCAGATGTACCACCACACATCTGATTGTACTTCGATAGTATCGGGGCGATATCACGCCCAAACACCCTCAATTCCATATCCGTTACCAACACGTTGGCTTCTTGGCACTCGTAATGCGTTGGTGTGTTCCTGAATGCTGGCGACATTAGACCAGACTCAAATGAGTACCCAGGGATTACCTCATACCGTGTTCCGCCACGCTTCGTCTGCTGAACCAAAATCTTCCCGTGCTCACCTGAGCGGATTACGGCCTCAGAAATGATTGCAGACAACGGATAATCGCCATTGGTGCTCACCTTCGCAATCTTTCTGATGTCGTCATCTGTGCATGATTTAGCCATGCTGACCACGATTTCCTGGATACGGTGCACATAGTCACCCAGGCACGTTATAAATGCCAGGGCATCGAAATCACGCCCCATTTTTCGCTTAACCATGATCGATTCATATAGCATTCTATGCAACAAAACGGTTGTTAGCGTCGTACCGTCTCCAGCATCGCGCAACTGTGCCAACGCGTTCTGTACAACCATTAGCGCTGGCTGTCTGGCATCTCCACCGGGTATACCTCGCATGGCCACCGTGACGCCATCCTTAGTCGTCTGTGGAAACAGATTCATTTTAGACGGGATTGGCTTCCCTTCTTCAAGCTGAAACCCACTGTCAAACATAACTAGCCGGCCACCAGGCCCCATCGTAGAGCCTACTGCGTCTGCCATTTTCTCAACTGCATCTAGGATCATGTCCTCACACTCAGCACCACGAACTACACGCATTATTTTTTCTCCTTCTCAATTTTAGCGATCACCGCTAGCCTATCAACTACTAACTGAGTATCGCTCATCTCGACACAGAACGCACCGTTTTCAACAAACAGAATCTCATCACCAACACCAATGCCAAATTCAGCACTCACACCCTCACCGACGGCTACCACCGTGCCCCTGTTTTTCCTGCTGTACGTTTCGCGGTGTTCGTACTGCAGGAAAAGATCTTTCTTCTCGTCTTTCGACAGCTCAACCAAAAACCTATCACCAAATATTCTCATCTGACTCTCCTTCCTTTCCCGGTTAACTCTCTCTGTAGCACCTCTGCAAATGTGGGGCGCAAACGGAATGCAGCGCACCAATCATCGCCAGCACAATGCCTTTTAGAATACGTACATGCCGGCATTCCTGAATCTGCATTTTCTGTGTAGTACTGGCACCTATCGCAAGACTGAAACTCGCTTCTACGCTCCTTTTTCTCTACAAACCTCATAACGTACCTACCGATCGCCATAGCCATAACACGGTCATCGTAGCACCCTGTTTCCGCGTTCGTGTTCCCTCTTTCGTCTCTTACATATGTTCGCATCTCTGAGATGTCGTCCTCTGTGAGAGACGGGATAGCGTGCTGATTCAAATCTTGTGCCAGCTGATCGATAATCAGCCTTTTCATCTTCGACGTAGTCAGAAACCCGAAGCGCTTCTGTGGGGCGCGGTATGCATCATCGCCCTTCTCTTTCG